GCAAGAGTAGGACTATTACTAATACCGGCGGGTAGTACATCCGCCACTTGAGCTATCTCAGAGGCAGTCTTCTGATTCACCAGTTTAATTTCAGCATCAGTTTTATCCTTAGCACTCTTCATCATACCAGCAAGGTATTCATCCTGGTTATACCCAATAGTTACGGGAAGAAAGTCTGATGTTTGCGCCAGTTCTGTCACCACTTGTTGAGATATCAATTCCATCTCTTTTGTAGTTTTAACTATCTGAGATTGAGCTAAATCCCTTTGATTTTTTACTAGACCTGTAATAGTTAAAGAATCAGCAAGACTAATACCTACTGGAAGGCTGTCTGATGTTTGTGCAATTTCAGTAGCTACCTTCTGTTTTGTGAGTTTCACCTCTGCGTCACTATGGAGCTTCTGACTACCAATAAGTACTGTAATAGTAGTAGAACTGTTATGTCCAAACCCTGTAGGAATATGGTCATCAGTTTGAGCCAATTCGGTAACAATCTGTTGGTCTGCAAGTTCCATCTCTTTATTTGTCTTCTCTATCTGAGAAGCACTTAATGCCTTCTGATTAGCAACTAAACCTTCAACCAGGGTATCTCCATTAAAGGCTAAACCAAGGGGTATCTCATTATCTGTTTGGCTTAATTCAGTAACTGTTTGTTGACGAATCAATCCAATCTCTGCATTCAGCTTATCCACCTGAGTATTACTTACAAGATACGATACAGAGGCTTGCAGGACTGCTGAGATAGCTCCTAAGTAAACATTAGAATATTCCTTACCTGTGATTCTATTGGCGCCATACTCTTCATCTAAATGGAGCTTGACGGTCTTCATCAGGATATCAAAGATACCTGTACCCTGGAGGCTCTGTGTGGTCAGTAGACCAACATCAGGGGCCGTAGGAGTAGTTGCACCTACATTAATTGGAGTGATTGTCAGAGTCATATAAGATCCTAGTCAATACTATTAGTAATGGCCTGCTTACGTGCAAGCTCAGCGATTTCATCTTGAGTAAGGTTAGGGAGCACCTCAATGGCAAATTCTTTAATCATCTTACCCTTCTGAGTTACTCGTCCATTGGGATGAGTGACAGAAGACCACACCTGGCATTGGCGTTCTTTTAAATGGTGAAGAATAATGTTAGGTACGTGATATCCTTCTGTAGCATTAAAGGGGATGAACTTCTTTACTGATCCAATAATAGAATTACTCACCGAGATAATCTCTCCAGGCCAGTCTTTCTTATTAGGATTCATACAGGTAATGTTCACTCGAATTAAACGGGTAGCATCTTTACGCAATCGTTGAGCCATCTCTGATTCAGTTTCAGCAACTATCACAGGAGTGGCTACAGGGACTACTACAGCATCTTCTTTTACTTCAGGTGCCTTCATCAAGGCTGCTTCAATCTTAGCCGCTAACGTGGCTACACCTACTGAGGGGTGAAATTTAATACCCATCAAAGTAGCCCGTTCTTTCAACAGAGTAATCTCATCTGCGGGTACGTATACTTCCTCTACATCTGATTCATTTGGCTCAATGGATTCATTTACTTCAGTCATTTTATTCCCTTTAATAATTCGCCTAGTTTGTGTCAGGCTACTTTAGAGTAAAACCCCCTACCTTATTAGGGTAGGGGGTCGGTTATCACTTATCTGTTACCACTGAGCAACTGTTTTAATTAAAGCAATCCTTTCTGAGCGAAGACACATAAATCCGTAGTACCATTTGATACTCATGAAACCAGTCTCACCAAATGGATCGGTCTTATCAGCAGTAGCCTCACCTGGGGATTTCTTGATGATCTTGAACTTGGTAGACTTACCATCCGTCTGGAAGCCAATGGTGGTGAATGACTCATTACCAATGACCAGCATAGGATACACATCGTACTTAGAGTTCGTGGTGCGATAACCTGCATTCACACCCTCAGCAGCACCTACACCAGCCCAGTGCATCATCTCAGGAACTACACAGATACGGAATGAGCCAACAGTACCAATCTCACCATTCAGAGGACTACCGGCAGCAGCATACTTAGCCAGAGGAATAAAGGCAGGAGCACCAAAATGATCCTTCATCTTCTCAATAGTGGGGATCAATTCAGAGCCAATATACATAATACGAGCAGCATTGATTACCTTGGTATCAGTCATCTGAGAACCAGTGATAATCTTGGTATTCTTAGGACATCTGTTATTATCCAGCTCAATGGAGAGCTTCATCAAATCTGCATACTTAACTTCAGACACAGTATTTGCAGTAACACCCGTCATGGTAGCGTTACTCATGGCAGCACCAGCATACCGAATAACACCGGCAGCATTCAGAAGATCAATCTGCAAAGCATCTTCAGTCAGCTCATTGGCACCACGAAGCATCTCACGATTAATGTGCATTTCAAGCTCATCATCGGTATCGAAGTTAAGGGACTCTTCTGACCATTCATCAAAGAAACCAAACTTAGCCAGAGTACCCTGCAATTCAATACGCTTGAAACCAACACGGTTAACTCGTCCACCTACTTCACTCAAGGCAGGCATCTTGCCGGTGATATAACCAATGTCTTTACTAGATCCATACATATTACCAGAGCCAGCAACAGAGGCGTTCTGAGTAAACCGATATCCTAGGTCATACATGGAATCAGGCCCACCACCATTAAGGATAGCCAGAGCATAGTCAGCAGCGATAGACACATGGGCCATGGCAGCATAAACTGTGGGGAAATAGCCTTTAATCCAGTCAACTACGACTAACTTAGCAGCAGCTATAGCAGTGGCATCATCAGTACCAGTGCCAGTAAAGTATTTAACATCGCCTTCGCCAGCAGTACCCGTAGCATCAGGGAAAGCTACTGCAATGGTACACTCATTCACTACAGACAAACCAGCAGCATCAATGCCCTGGTCATTCATATTCCTATCGTCCAGCATAGGCATGTAGTGATACTGCTTAATGGTCTTACCCATGTTTTTAGGCATGGTGGTAGTATCAGCCAACTGCCCGAAGAAGGTTTCTTTAACCTGTTCAATGAGAGCTTTCTTTTTAAAGAAATCAGTACGTAACTGAGTACCGATAGAAGACGGGGAACTAGGAGGAGCGTTATAAATCATACCCATGATATGTTTTCCTTATATAATTTTATTTAAAATGCTGAATACTTAGTTTCTCAAACTCTTCATCCGACATGGCTAAAGGATTGATCGTAGTAGTGACAGGTTTTCCACTGGTCTTCCTGGTAGAACTCACTGCCTGTTTACGATCCTTACGAGCACTATCATCCACGGGAGTTTTAGTCGTAACTACGGGTGGGGTTGCTTTCTGATGGGCAAATAATCCTTGGGCTTCCAACTGATCACCCATGGCCTTATATGCATCCAAATCAGAGAGTCCTTGTAGTCTTCCAAACCTACGCTCATGTTCAACAGCGTTAGCCACTTGATCATAAATGCCATTAGCCACCTGCTCATTGATTATCGAAATAATGTGAGGGTTGCCTGCAATGACATTACGACTTGCTACATCCCATTTCTCCACCAGGACATTGAGAGTTTTGGCGTAGGATGGGCTTTCCTGGATTGACTCCAGTACCGAATCCAATTCCATCTCTGTATCACTGACAGCACGAACCTGGGGTACGTACTTCGTTTCATTCTCGGTATCGATATCTAAAGGATCAATACCGCTATCCTTCATCAACTTGGTAATGGCTGCTGGATTCTTAGAATGCAGGTCAATCAGATAACTGATCTTATCTGGATCAAGTAAGTCATTCTTCTCCAGCAACTTCATGATCTTTAAGGATGGTTTAAGTCCTGCCATCTTCTTATGATAGTTCGCCCCCATCTGCATAAGGGACATGGCATCTTCAATACTCTTGGCTTGGATCTGAGTCCCATTAGCCTTAAAAGGAGCCATGAGCTTCTCATACTCAGCCTTGTAATCAATAATAGGGGCTTCAGTATCCGGTGTAACAGGAGTATCCTTTGTAGCGTCTACAGGAGCCTTCGCACCATCTTTAGAGGCTTTATCCTCTACAGGTACCTTCTCATCCTTAGATTCAGTGGTAGTACCTTCAACGCTCTTATCTTCAGTATCCCCTTTAGATGCTTCATCCTTGATGTCGTCATCTGTGCTTTCATCAGGGGTATCCTGACCTTCTAAAGGTGCATCTGATGAAGAATCCGCTTCAATGGTGGGAGGGGCCATCTTAGAGAACTCTTCATCAGACATACCAAGTACGCTCTCACTCGCACTCTCGGATACCTCTACGTCTTCCTCAATAGCATCAATAGGTTCAGCCATTACAGAGCCTCCCTAAGAATCACTTCACGTTCACGCTCATCAGCATCTATCTGGGCAGATGCAGCAAATCCTTCTGCTGTTACGTATTGCATGTACTGGCTCAACTGACCAATGGCATTCAACTGTTTATCCATAAAGACCTGATTCAATTCATCCTGCTTCTCTGGATTAGCTTTAGCTTCCACTAGCCATAAGGCATTTCTCTTCAGGTATGTCTCAACAAACACCAACTTAAAATCTACATTATTCCGTAGACGAGTCAGGGCTTCTGCTAAGGCAATCTTCTCTCTTGCCTGTTCAATGGATATCTCGATCTGTTCCAGTTCCTGTTGTGCTTGCATGTTATTCCTTTGTGTCCTCTCACCCGTGTATGAGTGATGAGCTAGTTAAGGGTTAATTGATCCAAGAAGATCAATCCTTATGGTTTAGCCTCACCC